CGAGCTTGATCGCTGGGCACTTCTTGCTGGGATCAAAAAATAACAAACTCACGTGTTTTAACACACAACTATAAACTATAAAAGGAAAAAATAACATGTCTAAAAAATTTACATTAGATCAGCTTACCGAAGGTATTCGTCAGAGAGACGTAGGCCAGCAGTCAGCTCTTCTAACTGAAAAGTGGACACGCACTGGACTCCTCCGTGGTATGAATGACACAGGTCGCGAGAATATGGCTCGTCTCCTGGAGAATCAGGCAGCTCAGCTTCTTCGCGAGCAGTCTTCCATCGGTGGCGGAAATGCAGGTACCACTTCTTCTGGCGACCTTCGTGGTTTCACGAACATCGCTTTCCCAATCGTTCGTCGCGTTTTTGGTGGCCTTGTAGCCAACGATCTCGTTTCGATTCAGCCAATGAGCCTTCCTTCTGGTCTGCTTTTCTACCTCGACTACACCTATGGTGACAATGTTGGTGGTGATGCTAACACCCAGACTGGTGCAGAGGGTGATCTTTCACAGCAAACCTACACCAAAGGCCAATCAATCTACAACCTTCCTACAGGTAAGGGCGTAAGATCCGGTTCTGATGCTGTTGGTGGTCCTTACGATCTTGCTGGAACAGCTTACACACGCGTCAACACTAAGTTTGGCAATGGTGAGCTTAGCCTTCTTGCTTCTGGAGCTCATGGTAACACTAGTACTTTCACCGGTGGCTCTCACATGGTCGCAACAGGCTCTGATGGAAAACTTCTTCAGTTCGATCCTCAGATTACAACGCTAATCGAGGATAACTTGGCGGAAACAACCCCTGCAAGCCAGGGACTTTTCCAGGCGCTCATCTGGGATGCTACTAAGTTCCCAGCTAAGATGGACTTCTCAGCTATTAAGGAAGTTGGTCTAATTGCTGGTAACTCAGATGTCACAACCACAAAATCCCCAATGGTAGTTAACGGAACTGGTGCATCAGGCGGTGTTAAGGTTCTTTCTGCTTCTCAGGGTATTCAAGGAGGTAACGTTATTAACATTCGTCGCCTCAACCAGCTTGGTACGTGGGATGGCTCGAAATTCACACCTGATCCAATGGTGACTAGAGCTACGTCAAATGCAGCACTGCTTGTCATTGTCTCTGGTACATACGCTATGGACGCAGGTCGCGCGGGCTCAAAGGTCGCACTCATGAACGGTTTCTCTGGATCATATGTCCAGGCACCTACTCTTGATACAGACTCTGACGGTTCAACACTCACGATTCCAACTTTCGAATCTAACTTTGAGACAGCTCCTCAAATCCAGATTCCTGAGATTGACATCAAGATTGAATCAATTGCTGTAACAGCTGAGACCCGTAAGCTCCGTGCTCGTTGGTCACCAGAACTCGCCCAGGACTTGAACGCTTACCACAGCCTTGACGCTGAGGTTGAGCTTACTCAAATCCTCTCAGAGCAGATTGCTCTTGAGCTTGATCGCGAGATTCTTAACGACCTCCTTACACAAGCACGAGGCGCTAACTACTACTGGTCACGTGCTCCAGGCAAGTTCGTTAACAAGAAGAATGGCCAAGTTCAGACTCTTGCTAGTGCACTTCAAACTGGACCTAGCTTCACCGGTACAGTTCGCGAATGGTACGAGACACTCGTTGAGACTATCATTGATGTTGCTAACGAGATTCACAGAAAGACTCTTCGTGGCTCTGCTAACTTCATCGTGGTTTCACCTGATGTTGCAACCATTCTTGAGGCTTCTGTTCTCTACAAGCCTAGCTACAGCCTCGACGGACAGGGTCAAGTTGGATCTCCATTCCAGCTCGGCGCAGCTCCCGTTGGTAGCTTGAGCAACCGTTTCACGGTTTACAAGGACCCCTACTTCCCACGCAACAAGATTCTTGTTGGGTACAAGGGTGGTAGCTACCTTGAGACTGGTTACGTCTATGCTCCTTACGTACCTCTCATCGTCACTCCGACGATCTTCGCACCCGAAGACTTCACACCCCGTAAGGGCGTGATGACCCGATACGGTAAGAAGATGGTTCGCGCTGACTTCTACGGTACAGTTACTTGCATGGATATGGATGTAATCTAATCCAGGCAGGGCTTATCCTACCTAAGAGGCACCTTTCGAGGTGCCTCTTTTTTTTACTTTTTTATTGTTTTCTATAATATTTTCTTAGACAGGGTTTAAAAGTTGACAGAAAATTTTGAAAAAGAAAGGTGGCTTAGGTGGCAAGATAAAATATGTAAAAAGCTTGCTGAGTCTAGTGGATTAAGCCCAGAAAGAGCTTATGAGATAGCTTGTGAAGAGTTTCCTAGGGCCAGAGTAACGCTCTTTATGGGAATGAAAAGATCTGGGAATCACGCAATTATTAACTGGGCTGTTCAAAATTGCTTTGAGAGTCTGGTTTATGCCAATAATATTGTCGGCTCTGAACCTGATAGCTGGCATGTGTACAGCGCACAGTACATCTTACCTAAAATGATAGACAGAGTGTTTCTCTCTGCTGAGCACAGACCCGTATCAGAATATAGTATGTTTAATCCTATCTTAATTGCTAGAGATCCTTATAACTGGCTAGCTTCATGGATTTCTCATACTCATTTCAATATTGAAAATCTGGAAAAAGACATTGATGTCTATATTGAAAATCTCTCTTCTGGTTTTTCTATAATAAGCTTTAATGACTGGTTTTCTCACAGAGGCTATAGAGATAGACTTGGTCAACAGCTAGGGATAGTAAACACCGATGCTAGCGTTAACGCAGTTACTAGTTTTGGAAAAGGAAGCTCTTTTGATAAAAAGTCTTTTGATGGAAAAGCTCAGGAGATGAAAGTTTTACAAAGGTGGACCAGGATGTCAGAAAGTAAAATCTACTTGAATGCAATCAAGAATTATGATACTGAGTTTAGAGATATTTGTAGAAAATATTTCTCAAGCATTAGCCCAGACCAAATTACTACGTTTCTCTTGTGATAGTGATTTTTTATCTACTGCATAATACTTAATCATGCACAAGGAGGTTTCCCGTGGGAAAAAAAGCAATAGGAAGATTATTAGGAACTGGGCACAAAGTGAGAAAGGGCAGAATTTTAAAACCCGTAGCTCAAGCGCCAGCTGAAGCCGTCGCACCTGTAGTAGAAGAAGTTTTAGAAGTTGAAGTAGAAGAAGTTGAAGATGTCCCTGAGGCTCCCAAGCCTAAGGCAAAAAGATCTTATTCTAGAAAAAAGAAATCATCAAAGTCAGCAAAATAATCTATCTATAATTTTATTGAATCAACATGCTACCATGTTTGAAGACAATATCTGCTTGTAAGGGTATTAAAATCTCTTACAAGCAGATTCTTTTTGCAATGTGCCTAATTGTCGTATATTTAAAATTGGGAGATCTCTAGTGCCTAGCTTTGCCAATACAACAAATCCAACACCCTATGGATTCTATGATGGTGAGTCAAGCTTCCAGACTGAGGCTGATTCAATTCTCACGTTTGTTAAGAGAAAGCTAGGCGATGATGTTTTATCCGTAGAGTTAACAAATAAGCAGATATGGGCGACCCTAGAGGAGTCCACACTTGAATTTAGTTCAATTCTCAACACGTATCAGGCAAAATCACAGATTGCTAACTTTCTAGGCATGCCTATAACTGGATCAGATGGAACAATGTCTGGATCTGAAGGGAAATATCCTAGGGAAAACCTCGACTACCTTACCAGATTTGCAGAACCATACGCTCAAGAGACAGGTATAGGTGGTTCATACAACACAGTTTCTGGCTCTATCAAGCTAAAAGCAGGTCAGCAAGACTATAATATTTACAATTTACTTAAGGACTCAAGCGATACACTTATTTTCTCTTCTAGTTTGAATACTAAAAATAGTAAGATGCAAATTGTTGAGGTGTTTCACTTTAGCCCGCAGGCAGCATATAGGTTTTTTGATACAACCTCTGCTATAAACTATCTTAATAATGAGTTCTCATTTGAGTCTTTTACACCGGAGACAATTTTCTACGTTCTCCCAGTATTCGAGGATATTTTAAGAGCTGGCCAGCTAGATCTTTCAAACAGAGTCAGAAGATCAAACTACTCTTACAAGGTGTCAGGCCAAAATATTAGAATTTACCCAATGCCTTCTGGCGAGCCTACACAGCCAAAAGAGCTTTGGATAAGAGTTAAGTTCTATTCCGACCCACTTAATACTCCCTACCGGGATGATACCATAGAGGGCGTTTCAAATCTGTCTAACCTACCCTTTGGAAATATTCCCTACGCTAATATAAACAGTATTGGAAGGCAATGGATTAGGCAATACTCTCTTGCACTTTCTAAGGAGCTTCTAGGGCAAGTAAGATCAAAATTTTCCAATGTTCCGATTCCGGGTTCTGAGCTTCAGCTTAACGGAAAAGATTTAATAACTCAGGCAAGAGAAGATCTAAAAAGTTTACAGACTCAGCTTAGAGAAATGCTCGACACAATGACTTATGACAAGCTAATGGAGATGGCAGCTACGAGAGCTGAATTTGTCAATAAGCAGCTTAAGTTTATCCCCATGCCTAACGGCTTGGCAATTTTCATGGGATAGAATATGAGTAGACTTTTTATAACACCTAGAGAAATTAACTTTATTAACGATATTGGAAAAGAAGTTGTCAAGGATGTGGTAGGTCAAGCAATCTATTACTACACAATCTCTACGACAAAGTCAAATGTTCACGATATTTACGAAGAGTCAACAAGAAAAGTTTTTGAAAATCCAATAAAGATCGATGCCCTGGTTAAATACCAGCCCCAGGATATTAGAGCAAATAAGTTTGGAAGCGAAGAGTACTATACCATTGAAGCCTATGTACAAGAGAGAGACCTGATAGACAAGGGCATTACTGTCCAGGAAGGCGATTTTTTTAGCTATGGTGAAGTATTTTTTGAGATCATAACTGTTCCTGACTCTAGCACCATATATGGTGAAGTTGAGCACAAGGGTTTCGTAACAATTACAGGAAAACAGGCAAGAAAAGGTCAATTCGAAACGCATGTCTTCGGCCCGACAGACGAGAGGTATTCAGATCCGGATGCTGTTCAAGATGAATTCTACCAACAAAGGGGTTTTGCAAAGAACCAGGAGGGAGTCACTGGGGACGTACGTGAGCTTCAGAAGAATGATGTCCTAGATAAACCAATATCAGGTCCGCAAAGTGTAACAGACCAGGCAGGAAGCAATGCGGGACCAGGTTTCTACGGCGACGAGTGAGGTAAACTATGAGCATTGAAGATAGAGACTCACTGCCAGAGGCAAATGACTTTAGCTTACCTTCTGCGGGAATAGAGACTGTAGATCGGGCCGTGTTTAGCCTCTTTGACAAAGACCTTCCTTTTCAAGTCAAGATCGACGATCAGTCCACAAAGGTCCCAGTTGTTTTTTCAACAGGTGAAAGATTTGCCCTTACGAGAAGAAATTCTCCAATAAGAGATAGAAATAACACCATAATACTCCCAGTTATTGCAATCTACCGAAAGTCTATCGACATATCTCCGAACCAGGGCGGATATGGTACGCCAATAGCCTTTAGAGACCAACCTCTCTATACTGTGAAAAAAAGGCTTTCGCCTAAAGATCGAGATTATCAAAATATCATTAATAGATTTGGTGTGATGAACCAGAAGAACGTCTCAAGTAGGGAAAATTTTTCAAAGAAGGATGTTTTTCCTGGAAATGAGGCCAAGCCCGGGACTCTTGCTACAAGAAGAAATGGGAAAAATTTATCCCTAGTCGCTGATAAAACTGTGACTTCTCTAAATAATAGGCTTACAGATAATATATTTGAGATAATTACAGCACCATACCCAACATTCATGGTTGTATCTTACGAGATAGTTTTCTGGACTCAGTATGTCCAGAATATGAACCAAATGATCGAAGTAATGATGTCAAGATTCACAGGTCAGGATACAGGATTTAAAATGACTACTCCTGAGGGTCTTGAGTATGTTGCATTTATTAATTCTCCGTTAGCTTCAGCTGATAACTTTAATGACTTTTCTAAAGACGAAAGAATTATTAGATACAATTTTAACATAGATGTCCCGGCTTATATTTTTGCTTCCAAACAAGCTGGGTTGCCTAGCCCTTTTAGAAAATACCAATCAGCACCTCAAATAGAGTTTGGATATCAGCAAGTTGACAACAGGGTTTTTACAACTAGTGAAAACCCAGAAGGTGTTGTTGATCAAAATAATTTTATTCTCTCTGAGATAGAGTCTGAGTCAATGACAGAGCTAAAAAGAGGACAAACATCAGCAAAAGTTTATGAAACTATAAAAAATCCCTTTACTGGTGAGTCATCTCCGCAAGTTGCAAAGATAGTCTCTAAGAATGAAAGAACAGGTGAGACAGTTGCTAGCGGAAGAATAGAGATAAATTTACAAACAACATTAGATTCACCTACATCTGAATAGTGTTTTTTGATCTCGTAAGTGATAGTTATACCTGTATAGAGTAGAACAGGAGATTTGTTAATGGCTGAGCAGATATTTAAATCACCCGGCTTCTTCGAAAGAGAAATAGACCTCTCACAAACTCAAACTTCGGTTTCCGGAGTTCCAGCTGGAATTGTCGGTACCGCACAGATGGGACCTGCATTCGTGCCAGTAACTGTGGGGTCTTTTGTAGATTTTGAGAATAGATTTGGATCTTTAGACCCGGACCTCTTTGGCCCGTATGCTGTCAAAGAGTTTCTAAATAATAGAACAGCTGTCACTTACGTAAGAGTACTTGGTGCAGGTGCTAACGTAAAAGATTCAGACATAAGTACAACACTGGTTGCAGGAACGGTTCGTGGCGCAGGGTTTGCCATAGAAGGGACTTATGTAGGCCCAGATTCCGATAAGGCTGGTGCTGGTCGCATGAACGGTAGCTTAACTTTCTTGGTTGCTAGACATTACGTCTCTGCTTCTGAGTCAGTAGGCTACCCAGTCCTTACTGACAATGATTCGACACCGCTAACTGTTAATACAGTCAACCTAGTTCGTGGAATGTTAATGCCTGCCTCTGGGACAAGGTTTAATATTTTGTGCTATGCTTCCGCAACTTATTCTCCCGACCCCCTTGCCAACAATGATGTCGCCAGGCCTTCTTCAGACGGTCTCTTTAAGCTTGTTATATCATCGTCGGCCGGTGCTTCTTTCGGAGCAACCGATGGATTCCCGGGAGTTAGAGTTGTAACTGCATCTCTAAATCCTGCGCACCCTGCTTACATTGCTAACGTTCTTAATACAGATCCTGAGCAGTTTCAAAAAGAGCAGCACTTGCTTTACGCTGATTTTGCAGTTGAGAGTGAAATCGCTCGTGTTGATCGAGGCTCAGCAGCACGCCTAGATGCACTATCAGGTTCCGTCGCGCTAGTCTCGGGATCAGGCGCCGCCGGCTCAAGTGATAGTGGACTAGGAACTTCTCAGAAGTTCCAGACTGCCTTTGGAAGATTTGACACTAGGTACAAAACTCCTACCACAACAATGTTTATCTCGCAGATGTTTGGTGTTGATGAATATGACCTCTTTAGAGTTGAGACCATCTCTGACGGTGCCGTTGCAAATACTAAATTTAAAATATCGATAAGCAATATTAAAAAATCAGCTGATCCAGGTGCAGACCCTTACGGAACTTTTACCCTTGAGGTTAGAGATTTCAGCGATACTGACGAGAATCCAAATGTTCTTGAAAGGTATGGAGATTGCTCTCTAAACCCGCAGAGTGAGAACTACATCTGCAGACAAGTTGGAGATTTTCATGCATACTATAACTTTGACTCTTCCATAACTGCAGAGCAAAAAGTTATCGTGACTGGAAAATACGCTAACAGGTCCAGTAGAATTAGAATCAAGCCTTCTGGACCTCTCGAGGAAGGCCTAGTGCCACCCTCAGCTCTTCCTTTCGGCTTTAGAGGATTACCTTCACTAAAGACTAACGACACTATGACTGACGGAGGGGCTGCAATGAAGGGGATTGCTGCTGCTTCTCAAACCCCCCGCAGACTTACGATAACTACGAACCCGGGATTCTTGCTTCAATCTGTAGCAGTGAAAAATTCCGCAGAGTCACTTGCCATCGCCCCACTCACGCCGGGCAATATGACTGGGTCGATACTACCGCCAGTACCACTCAGGTTTAAATGTACACGAGGCGCCGTTAAAACATCTGCTGGGTTCCTCGGTGAGCCAGGATCCCTAGAAGAGGCTGACGCAAGATTTTACTGGGGTGTTAAATTTGAAAGACTTCCAGTTTCATCAAGCAATCCGGGTGGTGCCATCGGAAACGCTATTTACCAGTCAAACCTAGACGGCGGTCCCAATAGACTGATTACAGCTTACTCAAAATTCCTAGGAATTGCTAAGCTGGATATGTTCACAACAGGCTCCGGTGCTGATAAATTTAATAATAATAAATTTACTCTCTCTAGAGTTGCTCTTTACAACAGTACGGGATCTGCAACATCAGTAACAGATGCGGTTCTAGCTCAGGTTACTGGGTCAGTCTCAGATCACATGCTGCAAGCTGCTTACATAAGAGACGGAGTTATTGACCCAAGCATGTATACTGTTGCTGATGATGTAAGGTCACCAAACTTTAGAAGGTTGACATTTGGATCTCTTGCTGCTCTAACATCTTCAGTTCCTTTCAATAGATTTAGTGATTTCACAAAGTTTACAAATATGATGTACGGCGGATTTGACGGATTAAACATTTTAGATTTTAACATGGCAAACATGGATGACAAGGCTTCTTCTGCTGATCCTGGCGGTATGGCTACAGGCCTAGCTTTGGATATCGGACTAAAATCCACGGCAAACGTATTTGGAAAAGCTCCTGAGAACTCTATAGTCCACTCTTACAAGACGGCTGCTAAGATTCTCACTTCCGATGTTTCATCTAGGGTAAATATTGTTGTCATACCTGGAATTAGAGATTCTGCCTTGACAAATTATGTCCTAGAGAGGCTCAAGACTTTTGGAAGAGCTTTCTATATTATGGATATCCCTTCCTACGACTCATCCGGTGTTCGCCTCTATGCTGACAGTGAGAATGCACCCCACGTTGAGAAGACAGCTAACAAGCTAGCCGGCAGATCAGTTAACAATAATTACGCAGCGACATATTTCCCAGATGTTACAATATTTGACTCGATAAATAATCGACCCGTTAATGTTCCTTCATCAATTGCTGCTTTAGGTGCACTAGGATATAGTGACAGTGTATCTTACCCATGGTTCGCACCAGCTGGATTCAATAGAGGGTCACTTGGCTTCGTCTCAAACATCGGTGTCAGACTGAACCAGGCAGATAGAGATTATCTCTACGAGAACAAGATCAACCCGATCGCTTCTTTCCCAACAGCTGGCTTTGTAATATTTGGTCAAAAGACGTTGCAGATAGCTAGAAGCTCTCTAGATAGAGTTAATGTTAGAAGAATGCTTCTGGAAGTTAAGCGCATCGTTAGTGATGTTGCAACAAGCCTTGTATTTGAGCAAAACACACCGCAGACTCGCGCAAGGTTCGTTGCTGAAGTTGTACCTCTACTCTCAAATGTTCAAGCACAACAAGGGATTGATCAGTTTAGAGTTGTAATGGATTCTTCAAATAACACAGAAGATGATATTGTCAACAACATCTTAAACGGTCGCATTGTCATGGTTCCAACGAGAGCAGTAGAGTTTATTGCTATAGACTTTATTATAACAAATGCAGGTGTAGATTTTGTTTAACCAATAGTTAATCATATAAAACGGAGTTCAATTAAATGGCAGAGAAAATTTATAAAAGCGCTGGAGTTTTCGCAACTGAGACAGATCTCTCCCAGCCTTCAGCACAAGGACCGACAGGCATCCCAGCAGGTGTTATCGGAACTTCAACTGAGGGCCCGGCTTTTGTTCCAATTACAGTAGGTCCCACATTCAGTGCTTTTACTGCTGTGTTTGGTGCTACCGATGGTAAGAAGTTTGGTCCCATGGCCGTCTACACATTTCTTAACAATGCCAATGCCTTAACCTATCTTAAGGTCTTGGGCGCAGGTGACGGAAAGAAGAGATCAACATCGAGCGGAAAGGTAAGCCGAGCCGGGTTTGCAGTTGGTGGCCAGATGATTCAAGATAATGGGATCATAGGAGCAAACCCCAAGGCAGCACCAGGTATCGCTGCATCAGACACGCCAGGGGCTGGGGCGCCAGCTCTAGGTCGAACCTACTTCCTGGGTTGCTTCATGTCAGAATCAGCAGGCTCTACTGTCTTTCAGGAGGCTGGGCTGATAAAAGCTGATGCACTTACGGGCTCCGTACCTATCGTTAGAGCGATTCTAATGTGCCCTTCCGGGGTCATGCCCCGACTTTCGTGCAGCTTTAACCGAAGCACAGAGATGACGGCATCTTCTGATGGCGGTAACTTAGTGCCTAACCATATTACAGCTTCATCAGGACCAGCAAATGAACTACTGATTGAACGAGGTAACGGTAAGTACATTAAGGGTGGAATGTCCGGAACAGTTAATCTAGATAGTGATAGCTTTGTCCTTCTTCTCAATGGTCACAAGGCAACCGCTGATAGCCCGAATATGATTACAGCCTCGTTTAACTCAACAAAACCTTTCTGGCTGGGAGACAACGAGAAGATAAACAGGGACCCATACAAGATTCAGGAGAAGGGTCACTATCTCTACTATCACACAGATATTAATCCGGCTTTCGCTGTTGTTACGGGAAGCGGTGTCTTGCCCAACCAGGTTTACACAGACACAGCCGGAGATCAGCTCGAAAACTGTGCCTTCATCACATCAGGCTCAGCAGGTAGAGATACAGCTGCGATCGGTAAGCCTAACTACGAGTCATTCCAGGAGAGATTCCAGGCTGCAAAGACTCCGTTCTTTATCTCACAGGATTTTGGTGGAGCGCGCTATAATCTCTTTAGAATTCACGCGAGGGGAGACGGTGCAGCACCGACAAAGAGATACAAGATCTCAATCAGGGGTATAGCACCCAAGCCTACCGCTGCTAGCAACCAGTACGGTACATTTGAAGTCGTTGTCAGGGCATTTACAGATGGTGACGATACACTTGAGGTGCTTGAGTCTTGGCCTGTTAACCTAGATCCCTCCAGCGAAAGATATATTGGAAGAGTAATCGGTGATCGTTACACCTACTACGACTTTGATCAGGATCAAGGTAGCCAGAAGCTCGTTGTGAAAGGCAACTTTGCTGGAAACTCTTCCAGAATTAGAGTTGAAATTCCAAGGACGCTAGAGCTGGGAAGAGTTCCAGAAAAGGCGTTACCTTTAGGATTCCGAGGCCCAGATCACCTCGTGACTTCTGGTACTAATCCACTAGCTTCGATTACTGATTACAATCGGAAAGAATCAATCCATAGTAACGAACACAATCCAGGCGAAATGTGTCACGGATACTCTGCGGCTAATCCATTCATCAAGAGAGCCGTTGAATTGCCCCTGCGCTTTAGAAAAGATATTCGAGCCGGAATTTCAGCTACGTCATCAACTATTGGCGAAGTTGATGCGAATGCTAATTTATTCTGGGGAGTTCAATTTAGAAAGCGCGTGAAGGATAATATTATTACTGACGCATTTGGCGTTGATAATCTTAGAAGCCTCAATGAGTCTACAGCCGATTTTGATTTATCGATGGAAGATCGCACTCTCTTCTTCCCGCAGTTTAACCCTTCCGGGTGGAACTTCGTTGTCGGAAATAATGCTGGCGAGGCCGACTATCAAGGCACAATTCTAGATAGTGATAAGTTTAATAATGACCTCTTTACACTTGAGCGGATCAGGGTTAAGACTGGCTCTTTGGGAGACATAGCAGACTCTGATATCAAGGCATGGGGTAGTGCTTCATACGTTAGAGACGGTACTATCGCAACCGATGTTCGAGGAATGCGCGCCTTTAGCATTAACGATCTAAATCCAACTATTGGTGATACGGGAAATCAGCGTTTCGCAAAGTTTACAGTCTTCATGCAGGGTGGCTTTGACGGTCACGATATTTTCAATCGCGATAGAGTCGAGATGAGCTCTGCTGCTTGCAAGAGAGAAATAGACGACGAGCTAAACCAGGGCGGTCGTAATGGTCCTACTATAGCAGCATATAGAAAAGCTATTGATATCATGGGAGTCAAATCAGATGTCGAGATTAATCTTCTAGCAATTCCAGGAATTAGACACTCTAGTGTAACTGATTACGCAATTTCAGCTGTTGAGAGTAGATTTGATGCATTTTACGTCATGGATATTGAACAGAGAGATTCGTTTAACAAGATTATGACAAGCTCTAAGGATTCTGCTGGTGTTGATATAATTCCAAGCACCACGTACACTGCAGCTGGATTTACAGCTCGCGGGCTGAACTCATCTTTTGCTGGTGCATACTGGCCAGATATTAATATTGATATCGGTGATGGTAACGGCTTACAAACAGCTCCCGCTAGTGTTGCTGCTCTAGGCGTAATGTCTCAGAATGACGATAGGGGAGAACCATGGTTCGCACCTGCTGGCTATACGCGAGGTACTGTTGATCCAAGCATAACGGGAACTACATTCGCCCTTGAGAGAGAGGATCTCAACAAGCTATACGCTGTTTCAATTAATCCTCTGGCCACGTTCGCAGGAAAGAACTCGGTTGTCTGGGGCCAGAAAACATTGCTAGCCAACGCTTCTGCTCTAGATAGAATTAATGTAAGAAGACTTCTTATTAATGTTAGGAGGCAGGTCAAGGCAGTCGCTAACGCCATGCTCTTCGAACCGAATAGGCAAGAGACGCTTGATAGATTTAATGCTCTAGTCCGACCGATAATGCAGAGAGTTCAGAATGAACAGGGTGTAGAAAGGTACAAGGTTATAATCGATACTACGACAACAACGGCAGCAGATATAGAGAATAACACAATTAGAGGTAAGATATACTTACAACCCACAAGAACTGCAGAGTTTATTGCGCTTGACTTTACAGTTGCAAATGCTAGCAATTTTGACAGTGTTTAAAGCAAAGTAGCGTTATAATTATTAAATGAAAACTTAGGAGATTATTCAAATGGCAGAAACACTTTCAGTTAGCGAAATGCTACCTAACAAATTTGAGCCCAAGCGTCAGTTTCGCTGGGTCTTCGCTATAGAGGGGATAGATTCCTTTCTAATGAAGACAGCAGCCAGACCTCAGATGCAGTTTCAAGAGTTAGCAATTCCTTTCATCAATTCCTATAGATACCTAAGTGGGCGCATGCAATTTCAGACAATGAGCATCTCCCTTTATGATCCTATTGCACCTTCCGGGGCTCAGCAGGTCATGGAGTGGATTAGAACTCACTATGAATCAGTTTCCGGACGTGCTGGTTACGCTGACTTCTACAAGAGAGACATTCAAATTAAGCTTTTGGATCCAATCGGAACCGTTGTTGAAAGATGGGACATGAAAGGTGCCATGATCAACTCAGTTAACTTCCAGACACTTACCTATGATACAGATCAGACTCCAGTCACTATTGATCTGACTCTACGCTATGATAACTGTGTTCTACAGTACTAAATTATAATAAAAATCTCCTTCTAAAACCCGGCATAATGCCGGGTTTTTTATTTACGACTGCTTATAAACTCTGTAAATTTTTAAAGGAGAAAATAAAGCAATGAGCGATTTAATTGAGAAACAGGACCTTGTAAAGGAGAAATTTAACTGGGAGATTCCAGTTGAAGCTGTTCCGCTACCTTCAAAGGGGAAAGTTTACCCTAAAGATTCACCTCTCTACGGCAGGGAGTTTATTGAAATTAAGTCAATGACTGCTAGAGAAGAAGACATCTTAATGTCATCTGCTTTGATTAAGCAGGGCAAGGTGCTAACACAGCTACTTGCATCCTGTATCATTGATAAGAGTATTGATCCTGATGATTTGCTTTCAGGTGACAGGAACGCTCTGATGGTTGCAATTAGAATCACAGGCTACGGGGCAAAGTATGATGCTTTAACAACTTGCCCTCACTGTTCGGCAAGATCAAACCAGAGTTTTAATCTGGGTGATCTCTCCATTAAAAGGCTTGAGATTCCCTCTGTTGTCGACGACCAGAACATATTTGAATTTAAGCTTCCCGTAACTGGAAAAACTGTTCACTTTAAGTTTCTATCAGGCAAAGAAGAAGAGGAGCGGAGCATTACTCTCTCTAGAATGAGAAGAATGACTGGGGGTCAATCAGTTGACAGAGATGTAACATCCAGGCTTGAGTATCAGATTGTTGCAATTGACGGTGTGGATGATAGAAATGCTATAGGTCAGTTTATCTCTAAGATGCCAGCTAGAGACTCGAGGGCTTTAAGAATTTACATAAAAGATAATGAGCCAGGAATTGATCTTTCTGTAGATATGAAATGTCCTGAGTGCTTAAAGCACGGGAGGGTGGCGCTTCCGATTGGCGCCAACTTTTTTTGGCCTGAGTAGCACGGATAGAGAAGTCTTTCTTGAAGAAGCTTTTCTCCTCCAGTACCACCTTAAGATGACCTATAGCGATATTAGAAGTTTACCATTGCCTTATCGAAGGTGGTTTATAACTCGTCTTTCTGATGAGTTTAAAAAGCGCTCAGACGCGCAGAAGAAAGCCAGTGATGATAGCAAGGGCCTTGTCGATATCCCGATGGGTGAAGTAATGGATTCTATGATGCAGAATAGCCCAGGACAGCCCCAGGCTCCTAGAACCTTAAAATTTAGGGACAAGTAAACTTTTGAACTGCATATTTAATCTATAAGATGGGCAGCGTACTAACTCCGGAACAGTATAACAATTTGGTAGACGATATTGCGTCTGCTGTCTCTCAGGGTTTTTCTGATGCAGATTTTTCACCTAGCGGTGGAAGCCAGCGAGACGTAGAGAGAGATGCAACTCAGCGCCAGAGACAGCGGCGTCGCCAGCAGGGGCAAAGACGGGATTTTTACGGCTCTGAAATAGTTGATATGATCGAGGAAGCCTTTGGTGAATTCGATCAGCTCCCAATAGTTAGTCAGCTGCAGCAAATTGAAAAAGAGTTTTTAGGTCTAACAGATGACACTATGCTCAGAAGAATGCAGGAGCTTCAAAACCAGTTTGGAGGTCTTGCTGGCGGTGCCGGTGAAAACTTCAGGCGAGGTACAGGATTTGTCAACGAATATGCAAATGCCTACATTGAGTTTCAGGAGAGACTAGCAGGGGTTAACCAGGAAGGCAATGAGCGTGTTCGCGGTCTAGGCGTTAGCTTAAAAGCCATTGTAGGTGACGCGAAAGAGGCACAGGGCGCTATCGAAGCCATGTCTGAAGGAGTTCGAGGTTCAGCAGACGGATTTAGATTTGCCAGCAGGGTATCAGCTGAGCTAGTAGAGGAAGCTGCTATTTTCGGTGAGAGAATGGATCTCAACCGAAGTCAAATTACAACTTTCCTGTCTCGTGAAATTGATCTAGGTAGAGATGCCGGAGAGATGCTAAGAACATCAGCTGTATTTGCAACCCGAGCAGCTGCCATTACTGGTGATTCTGGTAAGGAAATTTTAAATATAATTGAGGCACTCACCAAGGATACAGAGCGCTACGGTAATGTTTCTGAGGTAGAGATGGCTCAGATTGGTGCATCTCTTAGAGTTCTAGGGCTAGATTATCAAGAGCTTAACGGAATGGTTGACAAGTTCTTCTCATTCGACTCTGCTGCACAAAGCGTATCAGCTCTAACTACAGTATTTGGTGTTCACCTTGACGCAATGGAGGCAATGAGGCTAGCTAACTCTCCGGATAGAATGGATTTCTTAAACTATGTTAGAGATCAATTCTTAGCCACAGGCAAGGCAGCTGAGGACATGACCCTGGCAGAGCAGCGACTTGTTCAGCAGCAGCTTGGTCTATCATCTGTCAGCGCTGTTACCAGACTCTTTGACCCGACAGCTGATCTTCAAAGCTTGGAAGATCTAACTGCTCAGACTCAAATGGGAGCTGGAGATTTTGAAGATGCTGTCAAAGAGCTTGAAGATCAGGTAAGACAATTTGGTACAGGTACTGCTGATACCCTAGACAGGCTTCGTGAAGCCTCCTTCGATGCATTACGGATGGGCTTGCAGAGAGATATTCTCGCAGTCGCCACGCAGATCGAAGAGCTAAAGGGTACACTTGAAATTGGTGCACAGGGTATTGGAAATCTTGTTCGAGAAGGAACCAAGCTAGGTGAAGTCTATGGTGAGTCTGGCCAGGTAATGGAGAGGTTCTCTGGACAGCAAGCTGAAGTTCAAGAAGAGATTATTCGCGGGACTCGAGACATGAACCAGGTCGCCGGTGAATTACTGGATGACATGGTTGAGCGATTTGGTGAGTCTGTCCCATTCCGAGATCCACAAGGCAACACACCTGGTGAAAATATACACCAAGACTTGACAGAAGCTTTAGAGATAACCCAGCAAGAGATTGATGAAAGGCTTGTCTTAATGGGCAACAGCTTTATGACCGCTTTCGACGGTGTAGCTGCGCTGGAAATGTATGGTACAGAAATACTTGAGAGACACACGGGAGCCCTAGGAATCGCATTTGAAAGCCTGTCTCAAACGAGAAGAGAGGAGCTTGCAAGAGAGCTTGATCTTGCAGAAGAAGTTGCCGAAGATACTTTGAGAAAACTATTTAATGATAATCTGGCCAATACATCTGAGAGAAATCTTTCCCGAGAGATCCTTAGAGTTCTTGACCAGGCACAGGCACTCTCACAAGGTCCAGGCGGGGCTGACTTCCTAGAAGGTCGCATTCGTCGGATTGCAGAGGACTACAATGTTTCAGAGCAAGCACTTCGCGCCGGCATGGCCGAGGGTGGTGGAGATATCGCCGAGGGTGGATCTGACGTTATCTTTAGAAATCTTGTAGATCAGCGCCTAGACCAGAGTGCTGCTGCACCTACAGCCCAGACTGAAGGGTCTACAGCTTCTGCTGACGGAGTCCAAGCACTTGATGGTCAGCTAGCTGAGCTAGCTGCGATTCGCCAAGCTCTTGATAAACAGAATGAAGAGCAGAAGCCTATAAATATTGTCGTTGAGATGGCAATGGTGCCAGCTGATATTAATTTAGACGGTGCGACCATTGCGCGATCTGTTATTAATCAGATTGGAAATCACAACGTCGACGCAGGCGGCAATGGTGTAACTTTCGAAGTCACAACAAAGGGGTGATAACAGTATGAAAGGAATTCTAGATCAAGTAAAAAATTCTGAACTTATTAAGCACCTTTCAAAGGATCTCTCTGAAGAAGAGATGGCGGGTTTTGACAAGTGGATGCAAGATACCCTGGGACCGGTTGATAATCTTGTGTCCTTAATACATAACTTAGGGGCAACAGATGATTCAGCAGAGATGTTAGCATCGACGCTAAATCACATTCTTTCTGAGGAAGGCACCAAGGAGGTTGATGAATGGCTAGAGAAAAATTAAAACATTTTCTTCTAAACGGTTTAGATGGTGAGCCCTACACACCTGATACTGATCAGACGAGAATAACGTATAGCCCGACAAATTTTGACGGTGACAATATTCTCAACAAGGGCGATGATCTAGGCAGAGAGGCAATTTCCGGTAAGCCTCTCATAGGTCATAATGCGGCTGGTGTGATTGAGGGTCAGCCAGGCTTAAGCTTAATTAATGACTTTTTGAACTACCTCAGCAAGGATGCTAAAAGTTATTATGAGATAAAGGGTGGCGCTATCCCTGCACCCGGGCTTTCCCATATTCTTCCCGACGGAACTGGGCGCTCTCTTACTTCAGCAGAAACTGCTAATGGTAACAATGTTTTTATCAAAACAGACGGCTCAGATACTAGTGGCATGGGAGCCTCCATGTCAAAATACTCAGACAGCGGATATTTTCAGAATACAACCGGTGTGGATACTTTGGCCAGCATCGTTACAAAACTTAATGCTCTGGACCCAGAAGCCGATACAGGGCCAGGGCCTCATACGGGTAATAAACTCCTGCCATCAATTACAGGTAACGAGCCAAGCTCAGGAGATACAACCTTTATAGCTACTACAGATGAGGATGCGGAGCAAAATTCAATCGCAGGTGTTCAGACCATGCTTGGTGCCAGGAACAGGTTTAACACTGAAGACTCACGAGCATTCGCACCTTTTGACTCGAGTGATTTAGACACTGCCATAGAAGATGGCACAGATGGTGTTGGTACCCGAACAGCCCAGACAAAATTTGGTGTGTTTGATAAGGACGGGCCGGTCATGAAAAATGACCATCTCGTCAACGTTGCTCGATCTATGATGTTGCAAGCAATCGGCCTCGATTGGTCAGACTCTCCCGCTACTGCGACTGATCCTAATACTTATCCGTATAATAACGCAACAGTTTCAGGTGTGGCAACAATTTCTTCTCTCACAAAAGAGGCTTCGGCAAAGTACCCTAGGGCAAAAAATTCATTTGGTGCGCCTACGATACCTGGGCAGGTAGCTTCACCTTTTGAGGGAGGCGCTTTTGAAACCGGAGGTTCAAGAAAGTCTTACGGAAACAGTTACGATAGTAATTTACAATTCAGCAATAATTCAAATCAAACAGTCAAGCTTAGGGCAGCTGCCGTAGTCCTGGCAATGATATTTGCAGCAAAGAGTGCCAAAGATAAGTTAACAATGTCATCTTACACCTCTAACGGTATTAATCTAGGTAGATCTCACGGAATTCCCGGTCAAGCCATCAGGTTTGCTGCTGATGCTAAGACGCAGATGTTCAACAGGTATTTGCTACCTGAAACTCAATTCTCGCTCACTAAATGCTTAAATGCAGGTACACAGCTTCTATTTGGAGCAACCTTTGATGATATCGACGAGGATTCGGCAGCGACCAAGTCAGCTGATGTTAATAAATATCAGATAGTAAACGACTCATCTGGATTCTGGTATTCCATAGGCAGAACAATCATCCGAAGGTTTGAGGAGAGAGCTTCTGCACTTGATGATGCTGTCGAAGCTTACACTTCAGACCCCGATGCATCGGGTGTTGAGATATTTGGCCTGTTAGCGAGAACAGGTGTCGTTGGCTTCATCAGCACAATTGCTCAGATTGGAGACAAGGTGCTCATTAGTAGGGGCGGAGAGACAGACCCAGAATCAATTCCCGGGACAGTTCCGAGGCCTTTTAATGTTGACATATTGGCAGATTCTGGCCAGACCCGACAGTCCAAGAGTAGATCCAGAACAGGCCAGACCTCAAATTCTCTCGCCTGGCGAGGTAGCACAGCGCCCTCTCTCTACCTATTGCCTAGAAATGTGGTTAAAGCTGTTGTTGAAATGAATACCCTTGCCTACGGAGGAAACCCAGTCAAGGCACACACTGCAACGCCCTTGATCGAAAAGACCTATATTGACATTAACGGCTTCGGGGCTGGGTTCGGCGAGCCAAAAGAGACCAGGTCGAGAATACCGACAGACGTCAGAAGATCGATTGAAAATGAGCTGGATGCTGAGTACGTACCTTTTTACTTCCACGATGTGAGAACAAACGAGATAGTTGGATTTCACGCATTTTTAAACAATCTTAGTGACAGCTACCAGCCAAGTTTCACTGCAACATCGGGATACGGTAGGGTCGATCCAGTGTACACTTACAAGGATACAAAGCGTACTGTAACCTTTAGCTTCTACGTTGCTGCTACGTCGAAAGAAGATTTTGACGAGATGTGGTTTAAGATTAACAAGCTGACCACGATGGTCTATCCATCCTGGACACCAGGCACGCGCATGTTTGATGCTTTGGGAAATGTTATAACGCAGCCCTTCTCTCAAAAAATGGCTGCAACTCCTCTTATCAGGCTTAGAATTGGAGACGTCATCAAGAGTAACTACTCCCGATTTAACCTGGCAAGAGTTTTTGGCATAGGGACAGACACAGGATTTCAGCTGGCTGATGATACGTACACCGGTGCGATGGCTTCTGCGCTCGTGCCAGGAGCAAACATGGACAATAAAATCTTTGGCATCGACCTGCGCAAGATAATGACTGACATTCAGCTTGACTACGTGTTTAACATTATGTTTGGGTCGCCCTTATCATTGCTACCCGGGTCAGTTGCCGGAGGTTCCGGCGGGGCCGGTGGCGGCCGTGGAGATGTTCTACTGAGAACTCTTATTGGAGTGGGAATGAAAGCACTTGGCGGCAGTGGTATTGTAAACCCGATTGGTGCGAGGTTGATTCTCAGCGAGTTTGAAAATCCTGACAACAAGGTTCTGTCTCCGTTACCGAGTGGTAACACAGTCCAAGAATTTCTAGAGAAGCAGTCGAGAAATCTTAGAGACTCTGGGAATACTAGTGAGTCGAACGGCTACAACGCTGGTGGACTGTTCTCTGGCGGCCCAAGACCTATTCTAAAAGCTAGCGTTGACGGAGGTTATTATATTACAACAAACGTAGGCGGTCAACCTAGGAAGACAGGTAACAGAATTCGCACAGTTGCCCCGTATCGGGTCAAAGTTGTTGCTAAGCGTGTAGTTAACATTGACTCAGTAAAACTAGGAGAGACGAGCGAAGGGTCTTACTCATCGGGCATAGGCGGGGCAGATCTCGCAAGAACTAAGCTTCAGTATGATGTTGTATTTAACGATCTTAATGCCCCAAAAATAGGCGAAGAAACTAGACTTACTGTCTGGCACGATGACTTAATGTCTGACCCAGATATTCTCTTTATGGCCCGTGTTGCCCCATACCTTGACGCGATGGGATTCGCTAATGGTGTCGTCCAGCAGCTAGCCTATGATACGGTGGCCACCGCGACTGGTGTTCCAGCTGACCAGCTTAACCTTCTTACGACTGATGCAAAAGAGTTTATGCATCCTGTTAACAACAGTATTACGCGTGCATTTGAAGAATCAGGCGGTCGAGGGCTAGCCGGTGTCATACAGAGCCTATCGTACGACTGGATTGATAATACCTCAACTTGGGAGGTTGACTGGGGATCCCGTGCACCAAAAGTTGCCAAGGTCAATGTTACGTTTGATGTGATTCATGATATGGTTCCAGGTCTGGACCACGGTGGTTACAACAGAGGGCCGGCCTACAATGTCGGTGCAATTAATAATGCCGCCATGGGTGATGCTGATTCTGACGAGGGTGGTGCATCTAAGAACACCTACAAGAGATCAGCCCTAGCAGGTGCACAGAAATTAAAGAAGAATTAGTGGGAGAAATATAGAAAATGTCACTGGGAAGATACACTTACGCTAACTTAATCGATGGGGGTCAAGGAAAGTCTAATCCGAGAATTTCAAGCAAGATATACTTAGCAGTTATGCGAGGTGCGATCCCGTTCCAGTCTAGAAAAGTCGAGCTGGGAGAGAGGCTTGACATTATTTCCGCTGAAACTTACGGTTCACCAGACTACTGGTGGGTCATAGCAGCAGCATCTGGTATTGGCTGGGGTCTACAAGTTCCAAGAGGCACTATCATTCGAATTCCAAACCAGTTATCATCGATCTTTAACTTGTGAGATAGGCTATGGGTTTTAAAGGTGAAATAAAAGAGTGGTGGTCGGGCGGGGCTTACGATATTAGTGGGTTTCCGCCACCCTCGAGCAGGCTGGATTTTGCCACACGTGAGCTAATTAGATTTTACTCTACAGATAGTATAAACGTCATCTCAGATTATTCAGCCTATCAGGGTGAGGGCACAGGAGAAATTGAACTCGGTGAGGCAGAAATCGCTGAGATGCAAGTTGGCGCTGAGGCTTACCAGAAGCTTAGGTCACTATTTCAGGATACTAGCTCAGGTGCCCTGGGAATTGAGGACCTGACAGAAGAAATTGATCTAAACTGTGTCAAGCTTGGCGATGAGCTTAACAGGCTAGTTGCAGTTAAATTTGAGAACTGGCTTCCCAGCGGTGTATGTGAAACAACAACACAAGATAAATTTGGTGTGATGGATCAGTGCGGATATCTTGTGGACAACCCTCTTAAACAGGGCTCAGGAAGCATGGGGCTTGAGGAGAAGAGATCCAGGCCCATGGGCGGAAACGAGCCAGGTCCCTCTGATGCTGTTAACAACCCGTATCTTTCTGCAATCATGCTAAATTCTCCCAGGCTATGTCCGGCGAACGCCATGTCCCGCGCGGGCTCCATATTCATGAATGCAATTCCCACACATGAGATGTCGCAGTGTGTTCCCTACATCTCAATTGATATTGTCTCTGAGGGTAACTTTCTCACAAACGGTGGTCGGCTTATGTCACTATTCGGCTTCACAGGCGAGAGCCCTTCATCCAAGGATCGGGGTTATTTTGGAGACTCGAACTCAGGAATCGACTTTCAAACTCTAACAGCTGAGAGAGATCTTGGTCAGTGGTGGGACTCTGTTGTTAACAAAGCTGTGAAAGGCGAAGCACTTGATCCGACAACAACTGAGGCTACTGAGTTTGAAGTTAACACCAGAAGGATCGCTGCTTCGGGAATTGAATTATTTCAAGCCCCGCAGACAATGAATAAGATTGGCGGTGGCGGAGGCCTAAACCCCACGGTCCCGCTTGCCACACTCACTTCATTAACTGTCGAAGTTTCTGGATTAGGCTTATCAACACTTTGTAACAAGACTGCAGCACTTGAGTTTGTTTTACATGATCGCTCTCAGCTTCGAATGATAGCGCCTCTTGTTGGCGCATCAACTTTCGCCTCAACTTACTTAAATATTGAGTTTGGCTGGTCACACCCGCAAGCAACATCTACAAACTCAGGTAACGTTTACGCGAATTTTTTAAATTCCCTTAGGTCCAGGTCATCATTTAACATTCAGATGGCCGACACTTCAATGATGGAAGACGGTCAGGTTAAAGTTAGATTAAAATTAGCATCAAGAGGCGTTACTGAGCTAGTAAACTTACCTGCGGCATCGGGTGTCAGCCACGTCCCGGCTTATGTCCTACAGCCATTCCTGGGCCCTCTTACCGAACAGATTGCTGACAATGCTGCAGGCTATTCAGGAGTTTTGCAGTCAGCAGAAGAAGGATTAAAAGAGGGTAACATGAGTCCTGTCGCAAAGCTGTCTGAGGCTAGGCTAACTGAGATTCAAAACGGATATAGTGCACTAAGCTCGATGACATCTCCCGCTGCGCAGATCCCACTTGATAAATATCGTGAACTTTTAAATGTCCTTCGACCTGAGTTAACTGACGCTGGCGCGACTGCTGATAGATCTGCAGCAATTGCCCTAGGGGTAGAGATTATTAAAGACATCTATGAAATTTCCGCAGAGGGTGATACTAGTATTAGTGAGACACTCGGGATGCAATTATCACAAAAAGCCCTGCTTCTTAGATCAATTGATATTTTTGAGGATGGTTTTACTGTCGTTGGAGCTGAAGACGAAGCTAGGAATCTTGCAAGAGCAGCTCAGCAAGCTACGATGACAGCCCTCATGGCCCTGGTAAGCGGAGCATCAGCAGCTAATATTGCAGAACACTTTGAGAATATCAACAAGGCGAGAGCCCTGGAGGATAAAAATAGAGGCAGTTTAAATCCGAGCCTAGGCTCAGCAATGATGGCTTACGTCGGTCGACCGCTCCAGGCCATTGGAAAGTATGATGAAGTTCAAATGATATTTTATCCATTCAACTCTCAGGCAGGCAGGATGGCTGACGTCAATATTGCGAGATTTCCGTTAATCGGTTTTGACTCATTCATTGTCGGTCTTGATATTGAGAATCCTAGGGTGTCTTGCTCTAGTTTTGCTGAACAGCTTTTTAGTGATACTTGTGGTCCTGAAAATCCTGGGCACCCAAATTACGGTCTTGCTGACCTCTACAGGAGGATCAGCCCGGAAGCACTTGAGGGTATGGAGGAAGAGAGTAAGGAAGCAGCAAGACAACAATTTCTTAAAGATAAGGCAGAGAGGCTTACGAAGCTTTATAAGTCTCCAGGCAGGCAGCCTATCTTTACTATTCCAGATCTTAACATATTTATTGAGTGCCTGCCTATGCGAGAAAGAGATGGCGGCATTGTGAACAGACGGGAGAAGCAGTGTGTTAGAATCCATGTTTATGATGCAAAAGCGGGAATTCCAGTTGAGGCCGAGCTTTTGCAGAGCATGGTAACTTCAGGCCGGGTTGCCCTTAAAATCGAAGCTGACGGCTCTGACGGCCCAGATATTGATGCAGACGAAGAGCACACCGTTGAGAGGCAGACAGCGCAGGCTGCAAAAGATGCGCAAGCTTCCAGGGGAGAAAAAATCCAGGAGCGCTTGCTAGAACAGGGCCTGATTGAGACGAGAACTGTAGACGAAGACACAGCTACCAATAGACCTGCGCAGCTAATATTTGTCAATAGTGGCCCCGCCGAAGTCATAAAAGAGGCGATAAAGTCAATATATCCACACATTGATTTCGGATCTCAGTACACTAATGTTAAAAGTATTGGAATGTCTTCCAATACGGGCGGTGCAGTTGGTCAAGTACTTCTTCTAAATGCTATTGAATCTAGCAGGACCTCTTTAGGCGGAGAAGCACAACCTTCTGCAGGACTTGATGATATATTTATTGTTCCAACACGTGCAACCCTAAGGATAGCAGGATATCCAAACGTTCGATATGCTGAGAAATATTATATTGATATGGGAACTGGAACCACAGCGGATAATTTTTACTACGTTACAGGAATTCAGCACACGCTTGGCCCGGGTAACTTTGAAACTACACTGACTATGACCTATAATGGCTCTGCTACCAATAGGTCTCTTAGAAATACAATGGAGTCTATTGCTAACGCAAAGAATGATTAGCAGACTCTAGAAAATAATCTTAAAAATATATTATTTTTAATTTATAATTTTTCTATGAAGCTTGTAATTTCTAAAAGCGAAATAGGCACAGCACATCACCTCTCGTATGACGGTAAAAACTGGTCATGGGTAAATAGTTTTTCTAGCGATGATATTCTCTGGGGGTTTGATGGGCTTAAGCAAGACCTGAGAGAGTCAGCAGCTGCAGGAAATCTTGAAGTTATTAATTTTCACAAAACGCCCTGGGGAATTGCACAGTCTCAGGTCCAGGCATCGGGAAATCCCAGGTGGCAACACCTTATGCCCTTCAATGTATGGAAAAAGTATGTTTCTGACCTTGTCAATCAGCTCTGGTTGTACTTTAAAGATTCGGATAACAGTTACTATGTTACAACATTTCTAAGGAACAGAGAGCTTTCTAGAAGCATTTCAAAAGCTGGAATAAGAGAGGATATTCTAAGAAAAAAGATTGAGTCATCTAAGGATGCACAAGCTGCTGTATTAAAGAAATTTCTACCTGACACAAGCGGTTTCGCCCCTGTTAGTAGATACTCTTTTTCAAAGACTGTAACTGGTCGAATGACAGTGGAATCCGGACCTAATATTTTGACATTGAAGAGAGAGAATCGAAAAATACTAAAGTCTAATTACAGCAACGGTAAGATAGTAGAGATCGATCTCCAATCAGCTGAGCCTAGGGTTGCACTCTCTCTGTTTGGAAAGACAGTTTCAGGAGACGTCTATGCAGATGTTTTGTCATCTCTAAACATGACAGTAACTAGAGATGCAATTAAAGTTGCAACTCTTGCTGCTCTCTACGGAGCATCACACCACACATTAAAGTCACACCTTCCAGATGCTGTAAGTTCAACTATGGTCCTGGATAGGGTGAGAGAGTACTTTGGTGTTAGACATATTGAAAAAATGCTAAAAGATCAGCATGACAGTGCCGGCTACATTACAAATACACACGGAAGAAGAATATTCTCCGAGTTTCCAAGTCTAAATCACTTAATACAATCTTCTGCCGTAGATGTATCTTTTGACGTATTTGAGTCGCTGATTAGTAAAATTAGAAAATCAGATATTCAAGCCACTCCCTTATATTTTATACACGATGCAATCATTCTTGATGTTAGCTCACAAGATATGAGAAAGCTAAAAGAGGTTTGCAAAAATGGCTTTAGATCACCTGTAACCAAAACAATCTTTCCAGTCAAGATAAAGGAGATAAATTGACTACACAGTTAGAAAATATGAAATCAAATTGGGATAAATATAGAACCCTATGCGAGAAGCTTAATGACGAAAATATAAATATGTTTCTTGAGTTTATGGACGAAAGACTTCTGATGTGCCCAGCATCACAAAGAGAGAGCGAGTATGGCTCACATCCTGGCGGCTTAGTAGAGCATGCAGTGAAAGTTGCGTACACAATGAAATCAATTAATGAGGCGGTAAATATGGGAGTTTCTACATCATCAATTCTAAAAGTGGCACTGCTACACGAGATAGGGAAGATAGGTGATGAAGAGTCTAGCCTTTTTATTGAGCAAGACTCAGACTGGCACAGAGAAAAGCTGGGTCAAAACTACAAGTATAACGAAAATCTTCAGAAAATGTCTGTTTCTCATAGGACACTACAGCTTCTTCAGCGCTTTGGAATTAAGCTATCTCAAGACGAGTGGATAGCTATTCAAATAGCACCCGGATCACACTATGAAGAAAATAGATTCTACGTAGGTTCTGAGCCAAGCATAGCACTTCTTTTGCAGAAAGCAAAATCTCTTGTAATTCACAAGTCAACCTCTTAGAAGCTAGATAATTATTCTATGAGATGAGTACGAAAAAGAAAGAATTTTTAAAAAAATATGCTAGCAGCATGAAGAATGTTACCAATCAAGGTGTGTGGTCAGCACGTGGAATAGGCATCCCAGTCGCTGGCGCAATTTTTGGCGGTGATGATTACAAAGAGAAGATAGGTAAAAACAGAACCCCTTGGTATCTAACAAAAGGTAGACCATCAATGCCAGCTGATGCTGGCTGGTCAAGCTTAAGCATGTCAAGAGTCAATAAGGGAGAAGATAGAGATCTATACGACTCTCAGCACAGAGAAATGTTTCCTAATCAAAGCATGCAAGAAGAGGACGATCTAGATACTTATGTAAGTAAATCTCAGGAGAGAAAGAAAATGAGCTATTTTAATGAAAATAAGATAGTTGTAGACTCCAAGTACTCTTTGCTTAATATTTCCAAAGATCTTTCTGAGCAGATAGATTTTGAGAGACTGGAGATCGATGATTTCATTCCAGACAGGCTCGAACCCTTTGTAGACTCTGCAATTGAAACCGGGGGTGAGTATATTTCTGACATTGTAGACAGAGCTCGAGAAATTGGAGAACCTGCTTATAATCTACTTGCACAGAAGGTAGAAGATTTAACGGGAAGCTCTGTTGAGCCTAGTGCTATAAAAGATGTAGCCCTAGAGGTCGGAAGAGACTTTCTAGCCTTGACAGCAGCCGGTATTCCTGTTATCGGTACGCCAATAGCAGCGGGATATGTACTGTACAATATCGGAGAGTTACAGGGTGATAACGACAGGATGAGAAGAGAGTTTGATGAACTTCTTGTCAATGGTACTGAAGAAGATATAGAAAGTCTTCAGCGAGCAACAGCTGAAACTTTTGATGATTATATTGATCTACTTCAGGCAACAGTATATCTTATTCCGTTTGTTGGTGCAGCGAGAGGCATTGTTGCCGCAGCAGGCCGTCTCTTAACTAAGGCAAAAGCTCCCGCTGTCTCAAGTGCAGTTGGTCTTTCTGGAGCTGGAAGCTCTGTTCTTAAATCAGCAATTAAATCAGAGATATTATTAAGCCCTGTATTTAAGTTTGCTGTAAGTCTCGAAGATACAGAGGTAACTGATGTTTTTGATATTGATAAAACATATTACTTTAATGTTCTCTGGGGCTCTGTTCGAAATTTAGTTGTTGCAGCAGAATTAATTGATGACGCTTTGCTACAGCTAGAAGAATTTAAATCTACCAGTCCACAGGGTGAATTTAAATATGACCCAAGCAAGTCAAAGATAGACGGTCTTGAAGTTTCTGAAGCAAGATCAAGACTTGCTAGTGGAAATTATGACTCTATTGTCTCTGATCTTCTAGACAGAGTCGAGTCAGACATAAGAGACGGTTTAGAGACAGAGATGTCAAATATATTTCCCGACACAAGCGCAGTGTCATCACTTATGGAGAAAAAAATGAATATAAATAGAAAACTACTTTCTGACCTCATAAAAGAAGTAATGCTATCTGAGGCACCATACGCCCAGCCAGAAGGCTGGTCTTTTAGAGAGCCTCAAATGGGTGAAGGTTACGAAGATTCATCAGATTCTGAATATAACTTGGACAATCTCGTAAATGTTAAAACAGACTCAGGTTACATGAGATATCAATCGAGACCCAAAAACTTAGAGGAGCAAGCTCTAAGAAGAATAATTAGAAGAAAGCTTAGTGAAGGAAAAGAGCAAGATTCTAAATCAGAGTCATCAGACAATAGTGACGATGTAGATGAGCAAAGCGTAGTTGCTAATATTGCCGGAGTCAGCACGCCCTTAGGAACAGGTCCCAAGTATCCTAAAAAAGATTAGTATTTTAGCTTAATTGTTGAAAAATTTTTATTTTTACTGTAGTATATAAATGCAGTGGATAATCCATTGAATATTGCATTTTAAACATTGGAGAAAATAAAGATGGCAATTGACTTTGAAGCAATTAGAAAAAAGCTTGATCGGCTTAGTGGAGCTACACGAAACAGATCAGTAATGTGGAAGCCGACAGAGGGAGAAGAGCACATCGTTCGTCTTCTTTCATTTCCAGATAATGACGGACAGCCCTTTCGAGAGATGTGGTTCTATTACGGAATAGGTAATAATAGAGGACTACTGGCGCCTAATCAGTTTGGAAACCCAGACCCAATCCAGGAGCTAATTACAACTCTTAGAGAGGACGGCTCCAAAGAGTCCTATGAGCTAGCCAAGAAGCTCTATCCTAAAATGCGAACTTACGCACCGGTTATTGTTCGAGGCGAGGAGGATAAGGGTGTCCAGATCTGGGGCTTTGGAAAGACCGTATACCAGGCTCTTCTAGGGTTGATGCTTGATGAAGATTATGGAGATATTACAGATCCAAAGACAGGTCGTGATATCAAGGTTTCTTGCGTAAAGCAGCCAGGCCGAAAATGGGCAATGACTGAAGTAAGGCCTCGAGGCAAAGAGTCAAATCTTTCAGACAGCAGTGATCAGGCGTCTGAGTGGATTGGAAACATTCCAAACCTTGATGATATTTATCAGTGCAAGACATACGATGAGCTTTCGAAAATTGTCAATGACTGGGTCTCTGAAGGCGAAAATACAGCATCAGATGGTTTTGACAATATTCCTGCAGCATCAGGAAACAGCTCGACCTCAGAAGGTGAAGGAAAGTCATATAGTAATCTAGATGACGCCTTTGCAGATCTAATGGACGAATAGAGATATAGCTTAAAACATATAAATAAACGGCACCGCTTGGTGCCGTTTTTTGTACACAAGCTAGTCTTGCAGTATACTAGACTTATAAAAAGAAGGTGAAAATGCCAAAAGAAAGTACATCTGAAGATTTCACTCAGGATCTTATAAAATCTCTAAATAAAGACCACGGTCAGAGAGTTGCTTACAACCTTTCCATAGATGAGTCACCGACTCATGTTAATAGATGGATAAGTACAGGATCTAGACAGCTTGATTACATCATAGCTAATCGACCTGACGGAGGCTTGCCAGAAGGTCGAATTGTTGAGATCTTTGGTCCCCCTAGCATCGGTAAATCTCACATTGCAATTCAGATTGCAAGATCCACACAACAAATGGGCGGAATTGTAGTTTATATTGATACTGAGAATGCAACTTCTGTTGAAAATCTAGGCCTTCTTGGTGTCGATATTACAAAAAGATTTGTATATGTTGACACGCACTGTACAGAGGAGGTTCTTTCTATTGCAGAGTCAACCATTGTAAAAGCCAAAGCTATGAACAAAGATGTTCCAGTTACTATTATCTGGGATTCTGTGGCAGCATCTTCTCCAAAGGCAGAGCTTATTGGAGATTATGATAAAGAATCTATTGGCTTGCAAGCACGTGCAATCTCAAAGGGTATGCGAAAGATTACCGGAGTCATTGCTAACGAGAATGTTTTGCTTATCTGTTTAAATCAAATTAGGACTAAAATCGGAGTTATGTATGGCGATCCTACTACTACACCCGGGGGTAAGGCAATCCCTTTTCACTCATCTGTACGAATTAAGCTGGGGGCCGGCCAGCAGATAACTAACAAAGATAAAGAGGTCATCGGTATCAATGTCTCTGCAAAAACAATTAAGAACAAGGTTGCACCTCCTTTTAGATCTGTTAATTTTGAAATTCATTTTGGAAAGGGAATTGTAGAGCACGAGCAAGTTTTTGATCTTCTTCGAAAGCACGGCCCAGAGAACATAGAGGGTCAAGAGATATCTGTTTCTGGCACTGGATCTTGGAAAAACTTTTCCGTTGTAAATACTGCTACGGGAGAAGTTTTAGTGGAGAAAAAGTTCTATAAGTCACAATTTAATGAAATTATGTCAGATCCAGAATATTCCAGATACGTTGATATATTGCTTGAAAAAGCTATGGTGAGAAAATTACAACAAGATCCTGAAATAGATGTTGATTCTCTTTCTGAAGTTGAAGCAGCTGTTATGGAAATGGAGCTTGGTGGGCTTGAATAATAATGAAAACCTGCTTGATAGTCGATGGTTTAAATTTATTTACTCGTCATTATATTGCAAACCCTTCTACCAATAAGAATGGTGAATCTGTAGGTGGAATTACAGGTACACTAGTTGCTATCTCTTCGTTAGCAGAAAGATTTTCACCCGATAGAGTGATTGTAGTCTGGGAGTCTGGTGGCTCTGCTAGGAAAAGAGCGATCTTTAAAAATTACAAATCAGGAAGAAAACCTCAGAAGCTTAACAGATATTACGGCGAAGATATTCCCAATACAATTGAAAATAGAAATTCTCAAATAAGTGTCCTGATATCACTTATATCCAGTCTTCCAATCGTACAGGTATACGTTCCAGATTGTGAAGCCGATGATGTTATCGGATACCTTTGCAAGTACAGGTTGAGTGACCAGAGAAAAGTTATTGTTTCTTCAGATAAAGATTTTTATCAACTTCTTGACAAGAAAACTATCATATACTCACCAACTTGGAAAAAGTTTGTCTCTTTTCAAGAAGTTCAAGAAAAGTTTAAAATATCATCTCAGAACTTTTGTCTAGGAAAAGCAATCTGCGGAGATTCTTCGGATAATATTCCCGGAGTTAAAGGCGCGGGATTTAAAACTATAGCAAAAAGATTTCCAAAACTAGAAGAAAATAATTTTTTTACAATTTCTGAACTTATCAATCATTGCAAGAGAGAGATAGAAAGTGGCTCTAAGGTTAAAGTATACAAGAGTATCCTAGAATCTGAAGATGTCATAAGGCGAAATTGGAAATTAATTAATCTTGATACGAACAATTTGTCTCATAGCCAAATTTGTAAAATAAACAGTTCTGTTGATACTTTTGGCCCTACACCAAATAAAATGAAAATACTTAAAATCTTAAAAAACCATTCTATTCAAAACATCGATATAGATAGAGTTTTTTTATCAACAAAATTCCTTAAATAAGAGAAGTGTAAATGAAAGAAGAAGCATATTTTGGAAAGTACGGAAAGTCATTTCAAGAAAAAATATTTCAAGCCTTTATAGCAGATTCCAATTGGGCTGCTCAAATGATTGAAATTATGACCCCCTCGTACTTTGAGAAAGAATATTTGAAATATTTAACAACCAAATATTTTTCATACTATCAGAAATACAAGTGCTTCCCAACCCTTCCGTTGCTTATAACGATCGTTAGAGATGACTTGCATCAGGGCAATGACGTCATACTAAGAGATCAAATTGTTGAGTTTTTACACAGAGTTAAAACAAATCCAGATATTGGGGATCTTTGCTTTGTAAAAGAAAAAAGCCTTGATTTTTGCAAGAAGCAATCTTTAAAAGATGCACTAGAGCAAGCTGTTGACCTTATAGCTACAGAGAAGTATGACTCTGTAGTTACTTTAATGAAAGATGCAATCTCTAGAGGTTCTCCCGCAACTCTAGGTCATGATTTTTTTAATGACTACGAGACAAGATTTACTCATATTGCAAGATCTACTTGTCCCACAGGCCTTCAGCAAATTGATAAAAAAGATATTTTAAACGGCGGCCTAGGAAGAGGCGAGATCGGTGTTATTACAGCTCCCACGGGAGTAGGAAAATCACACTTTCTAGTTCACGTAGGGTGTGAAGCCCTAAAGGTGGGAAAAAATGTAATCCACTACACATTCGAGCTTTCTGAAAGAGCAGTTGGTCTAAGATATGATAGTAATCTTTGCAACATACCTAGCAATGAAGTTGTTGAAAAGAAAGATGATGTCATCAAAACTTATGAGGATCAAGATCTAGGAAGGCTAATTATCAAAGAGTATCCTACAGGATCAGCAACCGTAATGACAATTAGAAATCATATTGAAAAATTACTGTTAAAAGGATTTGTCCCTAGCCTAATTGTAATTGACTATGCTGATATTATGAGATCTTCTAGGTCATATGATTCATTAAGGCATGAGCTAAAGCTTGTTTACGAAGAATTGAGAAATCTTGCAATGGACATGAACATCCCCGTGTGGACAGCATCTCAGGCAAACCGAGAGGCGTCAAATGCTTCTGTCGTGGGCTTGGAGAATATGTCCGAGGCTTATGGAAAGGCCATGGTTGCAGACGTTGTTCTTTCAATATCTAGAAAGCCAATGGAGAAATCAACTGGAGCTGGCAGGCTTTTTATTGCAAAAAATAGAGCAGGTCGAGATGGAATATTGTTTCCAATCCATCTAGACACTTCAATGTCCAAGCTTAAAATTGTTCAAGATGCATCTGAAATGTCACTATCGGAAGTTGTAAAGTCCGATGAAAGTGATATGAAAGATCTTTTAAAGAAAAAATGGAGACAGGTCAATTCTTGACTGTAATATTGAGACTATAAAGGGAGAAAAATGTTTACTTATGATGATGCATACAGAGAGAGTTTAGAATATTTTAAGGGTGATGCTCTTGCAGCTAATGTTTTTGTAACAAAATACGCTCTTTCGAACAGTGAGGGAGATTATCTTGAAGAGTCTCCGGGGGACATGCATAGTCGCCTGGCTGGTGAATTTGCCAGAATAGAAGAAAAATATCCAAACCCGATGTCAGAAGACGAGATTTTAAGCCTGTTTGCTGATTTTAAGTATATAATTCCCCAGGGTTCCCCTATGTCAGGAATTGGAAACCTAGAGCAAGTACAGTCAATTTCTAATTGCTTTGTTGTTGAGTCTCCATACGATTCATACGGTGGAATCCTTAAGACTGATCAAGAACTAGTTCAAATTGCAAAACGACGCGGAGGAGTAGGGTTTGATATATCGAACATCCGGCCTAAAGGAATGACAACGGGCAATGCTGCAAGGACTACAGATGGTATTGAAGTCTTCATGGATAGATTCAGCAACTCATGTCGAGAAGTAGCACAGGGGGGCCGCAGAGGCGCTTTAATGTTAACTATCTCAGTACACCATCCACAAATTCTTGACTTCATTAAAATTAAACAAGACTTGAAAAGAGTCACTGGGGCCAATATATCTGTCAGGGTAACAGATGAATTTATGAATGCTGTTAGAGAAAATACTAAAGTTGAGCTCAGATGGCCAGTTGACTCTGAGTCTGCTAAAATCTCTATAGAAGAGTCAGCTAGAAAAATATGGGATGACCTAATAGGTGCAGCACATTCTTCAGCCGAGCCAGGTGTCCTATTCTGGGACACAGCAAAGAGAGAAACGCCTTCTGACATATACGAAAGTGAAGGATTTGGATCTGTCTCTACCAACCCGTGCGGAGAGATTATTCTATCTCCATACGACTCTTGCAGGCTAATGCTTGTAAACTTGACTTCTTTTGTTACTAATTCTTGGTCTGAAAATTCTTCTTTTGACTACGGAGAGTTTGCGAGAAAAGTTCAAAAAGCTCAAAGATTAATGGACGACATGATTGATCTTGAAGTGGAGCAAGTTGATAGAATAATTAAGAAAATTGAAAATGATAGGCAGCCCGCAAATGTTAAGAAGATTGAAAAAGATCTATGGCTAAGAATTCGAGATCAAGCTTTAAACGGCAGAAGAACTGGGCTGGGGATAACTGGGCTAGGCGATACTTTGGCAATGCTAAATGTAGCTTATGGGTCTGATGAGGCTATTAAAATTACAGAAGAGATTTATAAGTGGCTCGCGATTAACTCTTATGAATCTTCAATTATTCTCGCCAAGGAAAGGGGATCTTTTCCTGTCTGGAGTTTTGAAAGAGAAAAAGATCATAGCTTCGTTTCAAAAATTATTCAAGAGCTTTTGCCACACAGACAAGAAGATTATAGGAAGTACGGAAGAAGAAATATAGCAAATACGACCACAGCGCCTGCAGGCTCTGTCTCAGTTCTAACTCAAACAACATCTGGTATTGAGCCGGCTTTTATGCTCCACTACACACGTAGAAAGAAGCTAACTGGTCAGGATGCTGATGCTCGGGTTGATTTTGTTGACGATTCTGGAGACAAATGGCAAGAATACACTGTATATCATCACGGATTTAAGCAGTGGATGAGTACTGTCGATGTAGAAAAAGATGAAGCAGTGACCAATGAGAAGATGGTTGAGATAAGCCCATATGCTGGTGCTACTGCCAACGAGATTGACTGGGTTGCAAAAGTAAAGATGCAAGCAGCGGCACAGAAGTGGGTTTGTCATGCAATATCTAACACAACAAACCTTCCGGAGAATATTGATGTTGAGACAGTTAAAGATGTCTATATGACAGGATGGGAGCTTGGTTGCAAAGGTGTTACAGTCTACAGGGAGGGAAGTCGGTCAGGCGTCCTTGTCTCGTCTGATGATGGCACAAAAAATTCTCGAGATTCAAGCGAAATTATTTTACAGTCTGCACCTCGTCGACCAGAAGCACTAGACTGTGATATTCATCAGGCAAACATTAAAGGTGAGGCCTGGACTATACTAGTCGGACTGATGAATGGCAAGCCTTATGAGATCATAGGCGGTCTTTCTGAATATGTTGAGATCCCTAGGAAGCACACAACTGGAAAAATCCGCAGGCGTTTAAGAAAATCGGTCAATTCTAAGTACGATCTAATTGTTGGAACTAATGGCGATGAATTTGTGATAAAAGACATTGTTAAGGTATTCGATAACCCCAACCATTCAGCATTCACCAGAACGATATCACTGGCATTACGTCATGGCGTTCCTGTTCAGTATATGGTGGAGCAGCTCCAGAAGGATAGAGATGCTGATCTTTTTAGTTTCTCAAAAGTCACTGCTAGATGTCTAAAGAAGTACATAGCGGATGGAACAAAAGCTAGCAATGGAGTTTTTGATGTAGCTTGCTGTGACAATCCTAACATAGTCTATCAAGAAGGCTGCGCGACTTGCTTAAATTGCGGCGCAGCAAAATGTGGATAGCAATGTCTTATTCTAAAAAAGTTATTGATCATTTTGAAAACCCACAAAACATGGGATCTTTAGACAAGAATAGTCCTGACGTGGGCACTGGGATTGTCGGTGCACCTTCTTGCGGTGATGTGATGAAGCTTCAATTAAAGATTGATGACAGTGGAATTATTGAGGAGGCGAAGTTTAAAACTTTTGGATGCGGCTCAGCAATAGCTTCAAGCTCATTGATAACAACTATGGTAGTAGGAAAAACTCTCGAAGAGGCTAGTAAGATTAAAAATTCTGACATAGCTATCGAGCTTAGCCTGCCGCCTGTCAAGATACATTGTTCAGTTTTAGCTGAAGATGCTATTAAAGCAGCTATAAAAGACTACAGGAGTAGAAAAAATGCATTGGATTAGTAATGTCTCACCTCTAATCAAAGAGATTGAGCTAAGAAAAAGCCCAACTATAATAAGGGTTAATAAGTTTGATGAGGATTCGGCAAAGAAGTTTGCTGAGCAAATGGCGTTAGCCCACAATACAGGCCAAAAAGTTATTCCTGTTGTCATAGATTCATACGGCGGACAAGTTTATTCGCTAATGTCAATGATTGCAGCAATTAAATCTGCAGAGATTCCTGTTGCTACAATTGTTGAAGGAAAGGCTATGTCTTGCGGGGCCGTCTTGTTTTCTTTTGGCGAAGAGGGCTTAAGATTCATGGATCCAGATGCAACTATTATGATTCACGATGTCAGCTCTATGGATTTTGGGAAGGTTGAGGAGCTTAAGGCTAGCGCCGCAGAGGCAGATAGGCTCAATGAAAAGATCTATACCATGATGGCAAGAAATTGTGGAAAGAAAGATGATTACTTTATGAAGATTGTTGATAAAAAGAAGCACGCAGACTGGTTCTTGGATTCTGAAGAGGCTAAGAAGCACAATTTAGCAAATCAGCTTAGACTGCCTAAGATTTCTATAAATGTATCAGTTGAAATTGAACTTGAATAAGAGCTATTTTAAAAATGGATAAAGACTTCTATAATAGCTCAAGCGCAGCAAAGTTAGGCTGGGAGCCTAGCTGGTTCGGGTGTGATGAGTTTGATCATGAGCTTGTTAAGGCAGTACAAAAATGGCAGCGTGCCAATGGTCTTAAAGCGGACGGACTAGTTGGTCCAACAACTTACAGAAGAGTCTGGACAGAAAGAGAGGCAAGCATATCTGACCATAAGCCCACCTCAAATGTATACACACCCGGAGACAAACACATAGTTCATAACGGAAAGTTTATCCCAATTGAGTGGGAAAAAGTAGTGCTTTGGGATGAAGAGGGCGGATTTTCTGCAAACAAAGGATGCTACACAAATCTTTCAGGAAAAGAAGATAGAAAGCCGACGATGTTTGTTAACCACTGGGACGTCTGCTTATCATCTGAGTCTTGTGCTAAAGTCTTAAACAAGCGAGGGATATCAGTTCATTTTCTAATCGATAATGATGGAACGATATTTCAGATGCTAGACACTCAGCACAAAGCATGGCACGCAGGTATTCCAAGATACGAGGGCGGAAACAGCAAGGGTGTCGGTGTCGAAATTGCCAATGCGTACTACCCAAAGTATCAGAACTGGTATGTTAAGAATGGTTTTGGAGAAAGACCTCTCCAGGAGCATGGTTACGTTCACGGCAAGACACTAGATCCGTTCTTGGATTTTTACCCTGTTCAACTTGAAGCCCTCAAGGCACTTTGGAAGGCGTGTCATATTGGTATTGGAATTCCTCTTGATTACCCCAAGAACAGTGAAGGCTATATTGAAACCGGAGTCCACAAGGAGTGTGAGCGAGGAAGGTTCCATGGGGTTTGTAATCACTACAACTTTATTAAAACAAAAATTGACTGCGCGGGTCTTGATCTTCCCAGTCTTTTAGGTGAGGTTAAAAAAACACCAATATACTGTATTGATTAGAACAAGCACATTCTAAAAAATATTTACTAGGGTAAGATAAACTCGGGAGTCTGGAGAAATGTATGAGTATAGAGCGTACGTCAGAAAAGTCTACGATGGTGACACTGTTACTGTTGATATTGACCTTGGTTTTGATGTTGTACTTAAAGCTCAAAAAATACGTCTCACAAAAATAAATGCTCCTGAGGTTCGAGGTAAACAACGGTCTGAGGGTCTTAAGTCCAGAGACGCTCTCCGGGACAAGATCGGAAACAAGTGGATAAAGATAAAAACACAGAAAGATAAAAAGGGCAAGTACGGTCGATGGCTTGGCGAAATCTGGCTCGATGAGGAATGTGTTAACGACTGGCTTCTCAAAGAGGGCTATGCAGAGGAATACAAGTGAAATTTTTTAACTGGATAAAGCATCGAATTTTACATAAGCTTGATCACTTCTCTTTAACAAAAATAAAAAAGTTTCTAAGAGAAAATGGTCTTGCTTTTGTTATTATATTTATAGTCTGGGAGATTATTGAAGATGTTGGGTTCCCTTTGCTTTTTATATTTCTTGGAAATTATGTTCATCCCGTCTTTTATGCAGGCGCGCCAGCCGCGTGGTTGCTATGTCTTCACTGGCTCGCAGTACCTATCATGTGGGGAATGTGGCTAAAAGTAAAAAAATGAATCTAAGTCTTGATAAAATAACTGGTAATACACCGCTAGTAAAGATAACTGACAAGATATACGGCAAACTTGAGACTTATAATCCTTCTGGCTCAGTAAAGGACAGAATGATAACGTACGTTGTAAAGGAAGCTGTTAGATCTGGTGAGATAAATGAGCAAACAGTCTTATGTGACGCAACTAGTGGAAATACCGGAATAGCACTTAGTATGGTGGCAGCATCTCTAGGGCTGAATTGTGTAATTTTTATGCCAGCTAATATGTCAGAAGAGCGAAGACAGATGATGTCAGTATACGGTGCTAAGATTATTAATGCACCAGATGATGATTTTGAAAGAGCAATACAGATGAGAGATGAATTTATTTCTTGTGGTAAAAATGTCTGGTCACCAATGCAGTTTAGCAATCCAGGAAATATTCTATGCCACGAGACAGTGACAGGTCCCGAGATTCAGCGACAAATATTTCAGCTTGGGCTAAGCTGGTCTTCTTTTGTCCACGGCAGCGGAACTGGAGGAACAATAGAGGGTGTACGAAGATTTTTAGAAAATTCACCAACTAAAACTTATATGGTTGTTCCTGCTGAATCCCCTCATGGAATACAAGGTATCGGAGACGGAAAAGATTATCTTGCAGATCCAGAAATGATGGATGGAGTCATAGTCATAGAAACTGAAGCAGCAATCGATAGAGCTAAAAAGTTTGCTAAAGAAACTGGCCTACTTGTAGGAATTAGTGCTGGTGCTAATATTTTAGCATCTGAGATGCATGTTGCAGAAAATAATCCTGAAGGGGTTGTTGTAACAATGCTTTGTGACAGGGGAGAGAGATACATGTCAATTTATGGAGAGATATGAAGATTAGACTTTTAAAACCAGTTTTTTTTGAGAACAGCCGACTCCCAGTTATCCTGTCTAAAGTTTCGCCTATTAACATATGGGCGTTTAGCTTTGGTTTTTGGGTATGGTGTCGGGGCGAAATGGATGAAAGAGTTAGGACACACGAGACTATACACTTTCAACAGCAGCTTGAAATGCTATTTATTTTTCAATGGATTCTATATGGCCTCTTCTGGCTTGTTGGAATGATAAAATATAGAGATGGAGAGGTAGCCTATATGAGAAATCCATTTGAACAAGAAGCTTACGAAAATGATGAAAATCAGTTTTATATGATTACAAGAAAAACCTGGGCCTGGAGAAAGTTTAAAATATAGTTATCCGACTCTACGGAAGAATTCTAGAGCTTGCTACATCTTCCATGCTCTCGCCCGTAGATCCTACAACAGACCAGGTTCCACCATTATTTGTTGACTTAATAATATTATTAGAAGTTCCATCCGTAACAACTATCCAAGTGCCGTCGCTATACGCTAGGCCAGCTGGTGAATCTGTCCCAGGGATTGATGTTGTTGTTGACCACGATGCTGCATCGTCTGTGCTGATATACACATTTCTTATTCTGTCAACTGCCATCCATACATTTGTTGACCCTGCTGCAATGTACCTTAGATCTTCTGAAGAGGTGAAAACCCTTGAAAAAGAATTACTATCAGATGCTCCAGGAGCGATACTTCCAGTCACAATACCCAACAATGGGAAAGCTGCCACCCATTTGTCTGATTTGTATGCAATATTGTAATCTCTGTTGCCTGTATAATTTATACCGTAATTCGTAGGCCAATTCCAAGCTTCAGACCAGGTTGCACCATCATCAAAAGATTTCCAAATTGAGGGTCTTCCAGTATTGTACACAGTTGCTGCAAGAGCCCATGTACCTGTACCATCTTGGGCAATACCTTTTGCTCTGTTTAAGTTTAGATCTATATTGCCACTCCACGACCCTGATACGTTTCTCTTTACTCGAGCTCTTGTTGCTAGAACCCATGCTCCATCTCCATTGTTACCGTATTGTAATGCTCTGTGATCAGATTTGTTTGTAATCCTCTCTAGCCCGCTCCAGCTACCAGCACCGGCTGACGGGCTGGATCCGCTAGATATGTAAGAGTTACCAGTTCCAATCATCCACAAGCTATCTCCTGTGACAGTGTCTTTTCCATAGGCTACACTGCGAAGATTTGTATCTGTCGAGTCAGAAAGTTGATAAGCTGTCCAGCTATCAGCATTTGTTGATACAGCTACCGTTCCACTCTGGCCCACTGCAACCCATGTTGTCTGTCCCCCTGCTCTTATAATAATTGGCATATCTCTCTCTTTCTCTATATCGGCAAGTATACATTTCCGACTATACACATGATATCTTCTGTGGAGTTATAGATATGATCCGCAATACGAGTCCAGGTAACACCTGAGTTTGTGCTTTCGAGGAGTACTCCGTCTTCGCAAGATGCTAGCCAGGTAGATCCGTCTGTAACTACATTTAGGACTTTTTCGCTAGCTGGCATCAGGCTTGAGACATCTACAACGTTAAAGTTTGTCATTGTGGGATTTCCGCTTCCGTCAAGTCCAACATCTGCATATGCCATCTTCTGCGTTCCGTACGGTGCAATGACAACTCTTCCGGTTCCATCTGCTGCTATAGCATTTCTTCTAAAGAACCGACTCTCTACTGCGTCTGTGTTGGGAATTTGCTCGGGTCTGGGAAGCGTTGT